GAATGAAGCACTTCGTAATTCAGAGGTACGGCAGCCAATTGGCCGTTGGTCGCGAGGGGGCGCTCGCCAACCAAACCTCGTTCACCGGTTCGATGAACTTTTCGGCGATCCGTTTCGGTTCGTACCCACCGAACAACAACTTATTCTCCAACTCGATCTGTGACGAGGTGAAGATGACTCGCAAGCGTGCGGTGTATCCGACGTTGCACACCTCGGGAACATACACAGTTCCGACCAGGCCAACGCAGGAACCGGTCGGACTCTTCTGATGCCGATCTACCGCACAGCAAAGCGTGGGGTAGCCTATTCGCAGGCCCTGGCAGAGGCGTATGCATCCGCGCCCGAAAATGAGATTGTCCTGGACACTTTGGAGCTTCGTCATTCATTGTTCGTGGACGCAGGGGAGCCCTTTGCCATTCGAATCGTGAACGATCACTCGGAGCTGACCGCGACGTTGGAGGACGACACCCCCTTGAACGGTGGCGAGGAGGTCCTCTTTCGTCCTGTGCATTTCACAATAACGCGTCCCTCCGAATCGGAGGAGGGGCAGAGTCCTGAGGCCGAAGTCACGATCAGCAACGTCAGTCAGTACATCGTGCCGTACCTCGACAGGCTGGTCGGCAGTAGGGAGCTTATGACCGCGACGTGGAGGCCGTACCTTGCGAGCGATCTCACGGGTCCCCACATGAATCCGCCACTGACCCTGACCGTCAGGAACATCGACTCTGATATGATGACTGTCGTCCTTCGACTCGGTCTCGGTGAGTTGACCAATAGGAGATTTCCCGCCATCGAATACACCGCACTGAAGTTTCCAGGGATGGCCGCACGATGACACATTGGGCCATGCAGTACGTCGGTCGGCCCTGGGAGTACGGCCAGGACGGCCCAAACTCGTTCGACTGCTGGGGATTCGTTCGTGCCGTGCAGCGAGAGCACTTTGGAATCAACATTCCCCCAGTGCAAGTGCCCACGACCTGGGCACTTGCACATGACATGCTGAGATCCCACCAGGAGCGAAGCAATTGGACGATGGTCGACGATCCTCGTGAGGGCGATCTTGTTCTGATGGCCCGTAACAGGCGGCCTGTGCACATCGGCGTGATGGTTCAAGCCAACGGTCATTTGGGGGTGCTCCACTGTATGGAGCCCAGTGGCGTGGTGTTCAGCTCCATCGGTGGCTTGGTCGCCGTCGGTTGGGGCACTCTGACCTACTATCGGAGGTTGCAGTGCAACTGAGTCCGATCGGCGCCACTGTCATTCACTCCTTCAATCCCTTGGACACGTCCCAACGGACGGTCTTTAGGGCGCGCCCAGGCGCCCTGTTGGAGGAGCTCAAGCCATCGACGAGGTTGCCCACCATCTGCCTGGTCAACGGCGAGCCGATTCTGGCCGCCGACTGGCATCAGGTGGAGCTGGAGCCGGCCGATGTAGCCGTGTTCATGTGCTTGCCCAAGGGCGGTGGGGGCGGCGGTGGATCAGCCCAGGCCGTCATCGGTGTACTGCTGATCATCGCCGGCACCCTGACGTCGTGGGCCGGCGGCACCGCTCTGATCTATATGGGTGTGGCCATTCTGGCCTCCGGGCTAATGCCCATGCCGAACATGCGCGCTCTGGCAGCCCCGGCCTCCGGAAGCACAGAGGCCGCGTCACCGACCTACAACATTCAACTGTCAGGTAACACGGCCCGGCTGGGTCAGGCGATGCCTGTGCCGTACGGTCGCCATCTCATCATGCCGGACTTCGCCGGTAATCCGTACACCGAATACGATGGCGATACGGATGATCAGATCTACTACGCTCTGATGTGCGTAGGGGTGATGGATAACTTTACGATCGAATCGGTCACGATCGACGACACGGTCATCAGTCACTTCGCCGATGTCGCGATGCAGTGGATCGGCCCACAGTTCGGCAATACACTGACACTCGTCAACCCGGCCGTGGTCACGGCGCCCGAAGTGGCCGGGCAGGACATGATACTTGGTACCGTAGTTGGACCGTTCGCCGCCTGTGGACCGGGTATGAAGGCCACAAGGGTGGGCATTGACATTGTGCTGCCCAAGGGTCTGTACTTCGCCAGTGACACGGGAACCCTCACGGCCAAGAGCGTGACGTACATGTTCGAGGCCCGAAGCATTTCGGACTCCGGTGCCGCGTCAGGCAACTGGTTCCTGCTGGCCGTGGAGACCCTCGAACTGGCCCAGAACAGTCCCGTCCGTCGTAGCTACTCCTACAACGTTTCACCGGCCCGGTACGAGGTGCGGGCCCAACGAATAGACGTTCGTGACGACAACGCGCGTGCGGCCCATGATGTGCAGTGGGCCGGCCTGCGCACCTACCTGGCGGTCAGTGTACCACTGGAGCCGAACGCCAACTTTCTCGCACTGAAAATTCGTGCGAGCTCACAGCTGAGCGGTCTTTCACAGCGCAAGGTGGCCGTCATCGTGCGAAGGTGGCTGCCCTCATGGACTTCGGGGGGTGGTTGGGCTGATCCGACGGAGACGAGGTCGATCGCATGGGCATTGGCCGATGTGCTGCGCAATCCGGTGTACGGGCCCGCTGTGCCCGATAGCCGCATCGATCTTCAAACGCTAGCCGAACTGAACACCCTCTGGCAATCCAGACAGGACTACTTCAACGGTGTATTCGACAAGCGCATTACCGTTTGGCAAGCCCTCACAACCATCGCCCGCTGTGGTCGGGCCAGACCGGTGATGCGTGGCAATGTCTTCACATTCGTCCGTGACGGTCCACAGACCCTGCCGGTTGCACTGTTCAACTCGCGCAACATCCGACGCAAGTCCCTGAGCATAGGCTTTGCTATGCCCACCGAGGACACTCCGGACGGATTGGAGTTGGAGTTCTTCGACGAAATTACTTGGTCCTCCAACTACGTCACCATGCCCATACCGGGTGTGGTGGGCGACCCACTGTCGCCGGCCCGTATCTCGATCATGGGCATTTCACACCTCAAGCAGGCCCAGAGAGAGTGCGCCTACATAACGGCGGACATGGCCTATCGTCCGATACGAGCCGCCTTTGAGACCGAACTTGAGGGTCACCTACCCGCGTTGGGGGACCTTGTGGCCGTATCGCCACAGATTGTCAACTGGGGTTACAATGGTGAGATCGTCGATTGGGATCCCACGACGGCCGAAGCCATATGCAGTGAAAAGCTCAGTTGGAGCGTTGGTGACCTGGCAATTCTGACCGACGCGGCGGGCGACGTGCATGGGCCGTATTCCGTAATCGCCGGTACTGCAGTGAACTCCATGAAATTTCTGGAGTCCACAATTGTGCCTTATGTGGGCACCGAACGTGAGAGAACCCGTTACACTATGGGTCCGGCGGCCACTTACACCAAGTTGTGCAAGGTGGTGACTCTCACCCCGAGCGGTGATGACACTGTACAGGTCCGTGTGGTGGTCGAGGACAACCGTGTTCACACTGCAGACGAGGCCTACGCAGGCTACGGCGGTGCTACGGGTGGATCTACGGGTGGCATCACCGGGCGGCCACTGCGATACGGTCCGGACGATCTTCCCAGTTACGACGATGCCACTGAGGCCCAGCGTGAGAGGTACGGATTTTACGCCAACGACGATCTTCAGGTCGGATCAGAGGGCGATCCGCCCTACGTCTTTACCATTTAGGGGTTCGGTATGACCATTCCAGCCGTAGCGGTCGATGAGGGCGCGAAGGCCTCGGACGAAAATCAGGTTCGGGCCCATGTGAACGGAACACCCGGCCAAGCACTCTTTTCGTCGAATGGGGTGTGGTCCGTGCCAGACGGCGTGCATCGCTTCAAGGTGACACTCTGTGGCGGGGGTCAGGGTGCCACCGGTGACTACTTTTACGGCGATAGTGGGACCTACGGCGGACCTGGTTATTCGGCACAGATGGCCAGTGCCGTATTCTCCGAAATCGACATCGGCACCTCGTTCGTGATCACCATAGGGGCCGGTGGGGCCGGTGGCGCGTACGGCAGTGGTGTGGGCGACGCCGGCGGTACGACGTCATTCGGCACTGTGATGAGCGGTACTGGCGGTGGTTCTGGTGGTCCCAGTGGCAAGGGCACCATCACCGTCGGGGCCGGTGGATCCATGCTGGTGTACGAGCACAACCGAATTCTTT